CAAAGACCAGATACAGGCTGAGGTCGACAAGGCAGCGAAGGCCATCCATGAGGCCCTGGCCGAGTTCCACCGGGTCACTGGCCTGGAGTTGAAGGCCGAGGCCGGCTGGTTCTCATCCCAAAAGTTCAGCGCAGACAACCTGGGCGAGTACACCATCAAGCGTGAACTGCGTGCAGTCGTTGAGGTGGTATGTGGCGCATCTTCGGCGTCGGGTGCCAGCATTGTTGTTGAGCCTCCGCCCTCTGGCCCGTGAAGCTGGGAGCGGCAACATGGGATCGAAGACACTCAAGCTTGACCTCCAAGTGATGCCCTCCACTGGGAAGGTGCTGAATACTAAGGAAGGTGCTACTTGCTGGAGGCCTGTATAGCGCCCATGGCGAACAAATACACAGCCGTGAATGCATGCAGCATTACGGCAATGAATTCCCAAAATCTTGAAGTCTTTGCTTGCTCTAATTTGTATCGGCCATTTAGCACCACTATGGCAAACAGAATCACGCCTAATAGCATAAGAGCTGAAGAACTGATACGCCCCAGCCAGTGGAACCATCCAGTAGAAGGATGATCCCAAACCCAAAGCCCAGCAGTGAACGTTAGCCCGGCGATCCCTAGATTGCGGATGTGGTCAAAGATTGCCTTAACTACTTCGTCGTTTTGCGTAATACGTTTAAACATAGTATTCCCGATAGTGCTTAAAAGTGAGTTGTGCAATGTTCAGTGCGCAATCTGACTGACCAATATGTTTTCGCCGCTTCTGTGCGGTTCGTCTGTTTCTGAAGGGCGCATGTCAAAGCCAATCGGATTAGTGCGATGTTGGGGTTTGGTTACGCGCCTGAGCCTCAGCCGCGATAACTGCTATGCGAGCAATCTCATGCTTGTCTGTCAACCGGATGTATTCATCCGGGTCTTCCCAGGCTTCGCTACGTATAAATGTGTCGTTGTACGCCTTGAATCGGATGCTCTCCTCGAGAGTTAGCCCAACAAAAATGATTCGTCCATGAGGGTCGGTAGATAGTGACCGCATTTCGTTCAAATAGGCGAGTTCCGATTCGGTGAATGTCATCTGAATCCTTTAAGTAGTGAAAAGGCCCGCCATGGCAACAAAACCGGCGCAAGGCAAGCCGGTTGCCAAGAAGGCAGGCGGACGACCTAGCAAATATAAGCCAGAGTACGCAGGCCAAGCAAAGAAGCTCTGCATGCTCGGCATGACAGACAAGGAAATGGCCTCATTCTTTGGCGTGGCCGAGAGCACGTTCAACCTATGGAAGACCGCCCATCCCGAGTTTTCGGAGTCCCTAAAAGGCGGCAAGGACCTGGTCGATGCTGAGGTGGCGGCGAAGCTGTATCACCGAGCAATGGGGTATGAGCATGAGGATGTGCACGTCAGCAATTACCAGGGGGTGATCACAGTCACTCCATTGCTCAAGCACTACCCACCAGACACGACGGCTGCAATCTTCTGGTTGAAGAATCGCCAGCCGCAGAGGTGGCGCGATAAGCCAGATGAAGGCGGAGAGGGCGAGAACGCCCAACCCGTGCCAGTCAAGATCGAAGTGACAGTAAAGGACGCAAGAAAGCATGCCGAGCCTGAACATTCCGCAGGCTCGGTTCCTGGAGCTGCCTCATAAATACCGCGCATACGTTGCTGGGTTCGGCTCGGGCAAGACCTGGGCCGGCTGTGCATCTACGTGCAGGAATGCCTGGGAGTGGCCTAAGGTCAACCAAGGCTACTTCGCGCCGACCTATCCGCAGATTCGGGACATCTTCTTTCCAACGATTGATGAGGTCGCTTTTGACTGGGGCCTGAAAGCTGACATCAAAGAGGCAAACAAGGAAGTTCACCTGTTCAGTGGCTCGCAATACCGGACGACGATCATCTGCAGGTCGATGGAGAAGCCTTCCAACATCGTGGGCTTCAAGATCGGCCACGCGCTGGTTGATGAGCTGGATGTGATGCAGGCAGTCAAAGCTGAGCAGGCCTGGAACAAGATCATTGCCCGGATGCGCTACAAGGTGGACGGGCTGAAAAACGGGATCGATGTGACGACGACGCCTGAGGGCTTCAAGTTCGTTTATCAGCGGTTCCACAAGCAGCCGCAAGAACGTGCAGCACTGGGCAAGCTGTACGGGATGGTCCAGGCCAGCACGTTCGACAACGCAGCCAACCTTCCTGATGACTACATCCAGTCGCTCTATGAGAGCTACCCCAAGCAGCTGATCGACGCCTATCTGCGAGGTCAGTTCACGAACCTGACGGCGGGAAGTGTCTATCCAGACTTTGATCGTCGGCTGAACCACTCCGATGCATCGCTGCAGCCTGGTGAGCCCGTGCTGATCGGGATGGACTTCAACCGCCTGGCAATGGCTGCGGTGGTCTATGTGCTGCGGGATGGCTGGCCGGTGGCGGTGGATGAGATCACGGACGGACGCGATACGCCATACATGGCAAAGCTGTTTGACGAGCGGTACAAGGCCAAGGGCCACGCGGTTCAGGTTTTCCCTGATGCCTCCGGGCAAAACGCGAGCAGTAAGAACGCGACCGAGTCTGACCTGAGCATTTTGAAGGCCCATGACCTGACTGTGCGGGTTAACTCAACCAACCCCGCTGTGGCGGACCGGGTGAATGCAGTCAATGCCCTGATCCTGAATGGAGAGGGCGAGCGACGCTACCTGGTCAACACCGACCGATGCCCGAAGCTGACCGATGCGTTGGAGCAGCAGGCCTACGACAAGAACGGCGTGCCAGACAAATCAAGCGGCGTGGACCACGTTATCGACG